GGCTACCCTGGCCGCGTTGATCAAATTAGCGCCACTAATTAAATTCCTAATCGACGCGTGATCAACTGAGTTCTGGTTTGACAAGGCTGACACGGCATTGCTGACAGCGTTAATATTGGATGTCAAATCTGAACGAACACTTGCCAAATCCGCCGAAACTACAGATACTGCCTGGCTAACTATCGAAATCAAGTTACGAATTGAGGCATGATCAGCTGAGTTCTGCTGGGATAGAACAGAAACAGCATTGCTGATTGCATTGTCCGCACTTGTCATTTGTGCTGAATTAGTTGCGACTTGTGCACTGACAACAGAAACTGCCTGGCTAACTATCGAAATTAGGTTTCTAATGGATGCGTGGTCGGCTGAATTTGCATTTGAAAGAACAGAAACAGCATTGCTTGCCGCATTGGCGACAGATAGTGCATTGGACGCAGCATTACTTACGGTATCAATACGTGTCGATAGGACGTTATCGGCACTGATACGGTTGCTAATTTCATTTGAAACAGCATTGCTGACAACGTTGACGGCTGACTGTCTGTTGCTAATTTCGTTTGATACGGCGCTTGAAACAGCGTTAATATTGGATTGCAAATTGGACCGAACGCTTGCCACCTCCGCCGAAACAATTGAAATGTTGTTGCTGTTAAAGTTGTCGGCGCTTGTCATCTGCGCGGAGTTGGCGACGACAGCCGAACTCAAGTTGCTTACAATGACCGATAATGCCTGAACAGCAGCTGATACAATCGAAATATTATTCGAATTGAAGTTGTCTGCACTTGTCATCTGCGCCGAATTTGCGACAATTGCTGAATTCAAATTCGACGTGAACGACGAAACGATTGAGACTCTGTTGTTAATCGACGCGTGATCGGCCGAATTCTGATTGCTCAACACAGACACTGCTTGGCTAACGGCATTAATATTCGATGTTAGGTTAGACCTAACACTTGCTACTTCAGCGGAGACAATCGAAATATTATTTGAATTGAAATTGTCCGCCGATGTCATTTGTGCTGAATTGGCAACAACGGCAGAATTGACATTGCTTACGTACGCAGATAGTGCCTGGACCTCAGACCCTTCAGCAACACTTGTCCAAGAGCCATTGATGTACATCTCCATACATGATAGATCGGTATTGTAGCGCTGTGTGCCTTCAACAGGAGACGGAGGACGATCGGCCGTGGTTCCAGGAGGAAAAGCGACTCCCGCAGTTCCACCAACAGTTAGAACTGACACCGTTTGCGGCGTTATCGTTTCTGTACCAAAATCAAAATCCATTTTTCGCCCTTGTTAATTCGTTACGCGGGTCGCTGTTACTACGGCAACCCATCTAATAGTCTTAGCAGCTTGGCCTGTTGCCGAAAGCTTCAGTGCGCCATTCACCGTATCAGCTGCAATTGTTACGTCCCATGGTGAATCCGTTTCACCAACAATTGTCTTAGATGGTGTTCCACCAACGAAGACTGTTGAAGCTGCTGTTGTGTCCTTTTTAATCATGCCAACAAGTCGATAGCCAGCTGCACCACCCGTTGCGTCTGTGCGGCGGGCGGCAACAAGGATGTCAAATGTAAACGAACTATTGTTTGGAAGCACGATTCGCTGTGTACCGCCTGTACCATCTAAAAACATCTCCGTAATTGTTGCGTTTGTCGTTTGCGTGCGAAGCACAAACACCTGTTGTTGTGCATCACCATCTGTGGCAAAGCGACCATTTGCGATTGCCTTACTACCCCATATGTCAGCTGCGGATCCATCGCCATTACCAAAACCGTTTGTTGCCGATGCAGTTGATCCACTACCAATCGCAACTGCATTCGTACCACTCGCCACCGGTGTTGTTTCCGCCGATGGATTCTCTTTATACAATCGCAAACCACTTGATACTGTTTGCCACGTGGGTGGGGTGCCTGCACCATTAGATGTAAGAACATAAGTCGCTGTTCCAGGCGTACCTGCAAGATCCCACTCACCGTTTCCTGCAATTCTAAATCGTTCAATCGCATTTGTTGTAACAGCAAAGTATCCTGCTGTGCCACCTGCTGTTACAGTTACATTTCCATCTGTGCCAGTGCCTGTTTTCGAACCCGCCGTGAGGCTAACCGAACCTCCACTACGATTTGTTCCAACACCGTTACTACCAGTCAATGTAACGTTTCCGCCATTGCCGTCAACAGGTACTCCACCCGCAATTGCAACTGCTCCTGCGTTGCCAGATACCGTTCCACCGGCCCCACCAGTTATATTTACGGTTCCGCCCGTTCCTGTTGTACCACCGATGCCACCGAATACAGAAACACCGCCACCCGTACCAGAAGTGCCGGCTGTTCCACCATTTAATGTTGCTGCTCCGCCCGCGGTTGCGGCCGTAGAGGAGTTTCCGCCACGAAGCGTTATTGCTGATCCCGTCCCTGTGTCGGCACCTTGCAGTGTTGTGACACCGACATTAGTGACGGTTAGAATATTATTGCCTTGAGCACGAATACGAATTGGATTTGCTGTTGATGCTGCAATTGTGCCTACATCCAACAGATACTGTGCACCTGCACCACCTGTTGATGCCGCATTTTCGCTAAACGTGAAGGCCGACTTAGCAGCAGTTGTTAATGCCCAATTCCACACCTGCTCAAAGTCACCATTGTTGATGCTGTTCGAGCCCGTTGCGGCGGTGATCGAGTTCAGAGGAACTGTTGTTGAAGATGCCGCCCATTTCAAACCAGACGCTTGTGTGCTGTCAGCCATCAAAACGAATCCGTCTGTACCAACAGGAAGACGAATATTATTGACGCCGTTGTGAGTTAGTAAGTCACCTTTGGTTGTTAGAGGCGACAAGTTGTTAAATGCTGTTAGTGCAGTAGTTGCACCCGTTCCACCGTTGGCAATTGCGATTGTTGTACCATTCCAAACGCCAGTTGTGATTGTTCCAAGAGTAGTGATTGATGTCTGACCAACATATGTTGCATCAATGTCGATTGTTGGATCACCGGCAACACCAGAACCATTACTTACCGAAATGCGCGCTGCTGTGCCAACAATCGAACGTTGTGTCCACGTATCAGCAGCAGTTCGAACGGCAAAGCCTGTTCCTGCCAGACCTTCTAAAGCAGCAAGATCGTTTGCAAGTACGAAAGTTGGATTACCAGCAACACCGTCTGGATTGGTGATCGTGATACCTGCTGCTGGTGCTACTAATGTTCTTGTTGTCGAGGTTCCAGCACCGGTTATAACGTAGATACCAGTTGTAGCAGTTCCCGCGAGCGCAGTTAGATCTGCATCGAGTGGTTGAAATGGACCACCAAAGGCGGGTGCAGACCAATCGAAGTTTCCAGGCCCTGTTTTAAGCCAAAGAGCACCCGTTGCACCAGCATCTTGTAAAAACAAGGAACCTTCGGCCGCCGCATATCCTGTAACAGACGGATCGTATGAATCTGTTACAATTACGGTGTTTTCGTCGAGTTGTAAACCCTTCAGAATACGAAAATAATCAAGCGCCATCGTGTTTCCTTAGAATATTCGCATATTTATAGCCTTATCGGCAGTCTGACAGCGTCGACTTGAACCGTGTTGGCGCCGGTGTTCGTTACTTGAAAACGGAAGTCTAGTCCCGAAACATCGAAAATAAGGGTATGGCTCAGAACCGTCCCGAGCAAACTATATTGCGTATAAGTCGTTGCACCATTATTATGAACGGCAAAGACCTGATATTGTTCAGTCACGTTCGTTGTCAGATCCGTAACAGCAACTAACCACTTGACGGCCCGATGTCCAAGCTGTGAAACATCGTCGATCACTTTCGTTACGGCTGGCATTACTGTTTCATTGATTGACTTAATCGACACCTCTGTACAATCACAGTTTGTTTCATAGCAAGCCGTGACGGGCTTTCTTGTTATGTCGAGTGAAACGGGACTTGTTTCATTATTCAGAATGTTTAGTTCCATCATTTCGCCGTTTAGCGATACGCTTGGAATAATGTCAAGATAGTCGCCGGCTAGCGCATATGCATTGTTTGCCTACACAACACCATCACGGTGTGTAGCGTAGACTTCGATGACCTTTCGAAGAGTATTTGTAACATCGTTAATTGAGATCAGCCATTTCACAGAACGGAATTGCGCTGTTACAGTATCAACGACCGCGGACGTACTCGCACCCACAGCCGCATGAATGTCATCAATTGGAACAACGCCAAGTACGGGCATCGTAAGAACCGATTGTGAGATTGGTATTGGGATCGGTGTCATAAACACAGCAAGATCGACAAGCTCGTTGTTTGTGATTTCGAGCTGAAGTGCACCGGCTGCGATTGTCACATCTGCTAAAAAGTTGATCGTATCACCAAGATGGCTGTATTCGACATGTGAAGGTGACGCACCGTTTTGATGTGTTCCAAAAACCTCAAATGCGCGGACGGCAGACAGGTCAAGCAACACAAGGGTAACTAACCATTTCACGCCTCGAAAGTTCGCAGTTGCGGCCGTGTTAACAACTTTTGTCGTCGTGGCAGGAACTGTATCGCATGATTGTGCGGGGAGAATGGTATCAATTGCTTGTGAGGTGCTCGAGCACGGAGTAGCAACAGGATGGCCAACGATTACACTCATGTTTGTCCTTATTTTCGGCGGGTTTAGTATTTATCACAGAAGTTTTCCACCAAATAAATACAAGATCAGGAGCAAATATGGCCACCAAAATCATCACTGTCTTTTTTACAGTTAATGGAGTTCCACAAACCGGTCTGACCCCCACGATTGATATATGGGAAGTTAGTCCAGACAGCCTTGTGATCAATGACGATCCACTTGTTGAGATTGGACAAGGATGGTATCGGTACAACTACACGTCCTACGACTACGTTAAAAGCTATGTATTCACCGTCGACGGTGGGGTTGCGCTTACTGCTTGTGAAAGATACAAAGTTGGAGGTAATGAGAGTTTTGTCGAAGATATCTCTTACGAAGTATGGGAAGAACCCGCACTAGACCACACAACACTCGGCGCCAATCCAACAATGGGCGGTTATATGAATCTCATCAAGGCCGTTCTTGTTAATCGAACACGAATAGATGTTGGTACGGCCACACTTACCGTATACGACAACGATTGTATCACGCCTTTGCTGGTTTTTGATTTGAAAGACAGCGCCGGTAATCCGAGTGTTGTAGAGGTGTGTGAGAGGACGCCCGACTTTTGTTAATTATGAACTACAGTAATCATTATAATTTACTCATTGCTTCCCGTCAGGCTTTTTATCAGCAACGTTCTGCCGATAAGCGTGATAGAATTTATTACGAGCGACATCACATACTGCCTCGCTGCCATGGTGGCTCGAACAAAAAAGATAATCTTGTTCTATTAACAGCGCGCGAACATTACATTGCTCATTGGTTGTTGTGGAAGATTCATAAAGATAAACAAATGGCCTATTCTTTTTATTGTCTTTCCTATTCACAACACGCTCGTAAGTTAACAAGCCGACAATGTGACAGATTACGGCGAATGCGTGCTGCTGCTTTTTCTGGTGAAAATAGCCCTCGCGGCTTCCTCGGCAAAAGACACACAGAACAGGCAAAAGAAGAAATGCGAAGAACAAAACTAGGAAAAAACAACCCCATGTATGGTCTTGGTGAACAACATCCTAACTGTAAGCGAATTGGTGATAGGAACCCCAATTATGGCAAAGATCCTTGGCTCTGTCCACGTATTCTTAATCAACCTCAACTTGTAGCTTTGTGGAACCACCGTGAACAACTATACATACAATGGAAGGATCTAGGCAAACCACATTGGTATAGGTTTGGTAAGACGGTGGTGAAAACCTTGCCTAACTTCACACCCCATAGTTTTCGTCACATGGTTCGTTGGTTTGAGAAGCGCTAATGGCTATCATTAATAATGCCAAGGGCTTGATCATTACAAATGGACTTGGCGGTCCAGCTTGTTGTGCTCTTTTGACTGCGGGCTTTGGAACTGGCCTTGTCTGTGGTTGTAAGTTTCAAGTCGAAATTGTTACAGGTGGTGGTCCTTACATTGCTGCCCCATACTTCTCACCGATTGGTCAGAAACTTGATCAAGAGACCCGCCTTGTTCTTATTCGAGTTGTTTACGACAATGAAATTCGTTGGCGTAAACAGTATATCATCGATAAACCGAAAGCCGACATCCTTGTTGAGATCATTGGTTTCATCAACGCGATTAAAGACAAGACATCAATTCTCGTGCAGAACTTGAAACAAACTACCGCGAAAGTCATTGCAACCTTTGTCGATAAATATCCGGATAAAAAGGACTAATCGATGGACGCTCTTATTCGCGTAAACAATACAAAGGAATGTGAACTTGAATTTGATGTGACGATTCAGGGTATCTCCGTTGATAGCCCAGAAAACGCAGCACAGGTTCGCCTCGTTATTACAAACGTTCATGGTGGCGACCTAGCGTTCAAATGTGAACGCCGGGCAGACAGCACAACCAAGTGGTTTGTGAAACTTCCTCCACTTCCAATGTTGAGCAGCACCACAAACGCTCATGCGTTTCACATGGAAGTAATCATCGACGGCTATTACTTTGAACCGGCTGCTGGGAATCTAATCCTTCTCAAAGATCCAGAAGTCAGTGTTTCAAATACTTCGAAACCCAAAGTGACGGCAAATATTCGCCAATCATCGCAAGAAGATCAAACAAGCGAGAAAGAAAAGAAGCAGGAAGATCCAGTAGACACCAAGGATGCTAAAGAGGACAAGAAAGATGAGAAGGTAGAGGAGCGTGCTGCCCAAGCCGCTGGCAATCTTGATGGCCAGTCTGCTCCAACGACGGCGCTTCTCACGCCAGAATTCCCTCCGGAAGATCCAGCTGGTGACGAGCGAATGAAAAGTAAACATCGTCGTATGCCTGAGGATGAGCAAGTAAATCAATTTAAACTATTTAAGCGTACACCCCCAGAACAAGAAGAACAACCGGAAGATCCAGAGGATATAGCGGAACGAGTTATCAAAGAAACACTTGGGAAAAATAAGAAGCCTGCAAAACCTGGCTTCTTATTCAAACACGTTGACGGGAAACCCCTAATCGAAGGGCTTGAACCTGATCTTGAAACTAAACAAAAGCTGAATGAGAAGGCTCAGAAGGTGAAAGATCTGCTGAAACAGGATCGGAAGAAGCGTTAACCTTTGCCCCTATAGAGCGTAAAAATTCGGAAGGAACCAATCACGATTTCTTCAAGAAACGGCCGTACGCGCGAAGGGTTCGCTCGAGATCTTCTTTTGCAACTTTATACCGGTGGCTGACGCGTACAAATGATTCGTGTCCTGGAAATGTTGTCATCGAGATATGACCAATTTCATAAAGTTTAGTCAACGCCTCAATGATATCCATGTCCAGATTACGCCGGGCCAGCTGCCAAGCGGCATTTTCGATGTTTGGAAACGGCACTCCAACGACTGTACCGCCAGCTACAAAGGGAGCGCCCGAAAGTGTTCCTGCTCGCCAGTTTCGATATTCGTTCGCCTTATGCACACCCACGTCTCGTAGATGAGTCATCTCGTCAATAAGATCAAAGATACGGCCACGCAACCACTCTTTGTCTTGTGGCAATTTATTGCGCTCAACATATCGAACAACTTCGTTAATGTTCATTTGACCATTCCATATCGTCGAAGTAGTTCAACAACTTTAATAAGATGGCGACAAACGCCTGGTACGTGTTGCGGATTGGCTGAATCTCGTGTTGATCCTGGTACGCGTTTGTACAGCGGCGGCTTCTTACCAAGTAAAGCATCGTCGTCGTAGTTGGTTTGAGCAAATCGATAGAAGAAGTCAAGACAATTGCACTTGACTTTACACGTGCTCATTGTCAAGTCGATAGGTTGCATATGTCGAACCTTACCATCAGATCCCGTAAACGAGGTACCACCTGCTGTTTCGTCGGGATCGTAAGCAACATCTAGAAACAGAATTGATGGTGCATAGTCGTGAGTATTGCTACGGGCTTGTGCATTGACTTGCAGTCCACGAGCAACCGGAACATACTGCATTTTCGACACAGCAACTTCGTGGGTTGCATGCTCACGACGTTTGGTTGTTGGGAATCCTCGCTGAATTTCGCGATACAAGCCAGGATATGTTACGTCTTCGTTGAGGACTTTGAGGAGTCGTGCTCCTCTTATTGTTATTGACTTTGTCATTTACGCAGTGATTACCTCATCAAATTCGTCTTCTTCAGGACCTTTCAGCGAGAAGAATTGCTGGCGGACTGCACCAGCAGGAACATTCTTATCGCCACGTGTTTCTTGACGACGGATCAAAGTATCTAGGTCAACATTTGGAAAAGTGAGAGCGACCGTTTTGTAGCCGTTTGCTTTTGCTTGTTCGAGATACCAACGGCGCGTTTTTGGCGTTAGATTCGTGTTATCAACGTACAGGTCCCTCCCAGATTGAAGGGCCTTCACATACTCCTGACGCGCTTTGTTAGCAAATTCTTTATCGTCTTGGGAAGCTTGCCATGCTTTCGCATAGTCATTAGGGTCATACCATGCATGGCGAAGTGCATCCAACGAAAACACTTGAAGATCAGGATGTTTTGTTAGGAGTTTCCTGTACATTGTCGATTTGCCTGCCCCCGAAGGTGCAATAGGCATGTATAATGTACGTTCCGCTATCTCGTTGAGCAACATGGTAGCCCCAAATTGAATATTTAGCAGATTTTACGCGATTTAGGGCTATATTACAATGGGGTCGGGTTCGTAGCTCTCATCAAAATCTTCCACCTCGCCAGTCTCAAAATATTCTGGACGAAAGATCTTGTCGTAAGCATCTTGATCGAATGATGAGATTTCTTCGAGCAGCCGAAGAACAATCAATGCACTTGAAATCAAGTCATCAGTAGCGCCCTGCTTTGCCTTGTACGTTCCTTCACGGCGAACAAAGTGCTTAATTTCTGTAATCATTGCTGGCGAAAGTATTTCCATTGTTCGCCGCTGAATCATTTCCTTAATGCTAAACATACGCGAATTTTTGTCTTGCCTGTTGTCGTCATTCCCCGGCGCTTTTTGCCTTGTTCATTGACAAATTCCGCACTTTCGCAAGGCGACTCATCGGCTTCCTGAAGGGCAATCATTCCCTCTCCGACACCATTGTTCTCGATTGAGAAGTATACACTCGCTTCGCTTTTCTCAAAGATTCGTATCATCTTCTTCAAGGATTGGTATGCCGTCACGGACGATGAAGTATTTGATCTATATTCCGCAATCTGCTTCATGCTTGGAAACTCCCAAGCAGTAAATGCTGTAAAGTCTTCGCCAGTGCCCGTTGCTGGATCAACTCCTATTAAGTATACATGCCCTGGTTGTGGTTTCGAAAACAAAACGATGTCTTGGATGACGGCAAACGGTTTAAGTCCCTGAACGGATCGCGTCAACTGGGCTGCAACAACTGGATCAACAAGTACCGGATCACCCGACAAGAACTCGCATTCATATTCTTGGCGCCATTTCAACTCACCAATTTTCCGAATTTCTCCCTCGCGAAATTTCTCATCCCGGCCCGGGGGCTCATCCCACTTTACTTCAACAGGAATGAAGTCACTTCCTGTTACCGCTTCGATGGGGTCCTCGAGTTTTGTTCGGTGCAACAGCGATTGAGAAATCTGTGCTCCGCGCCACAACTGTGCAAAACGGTTTGTGTCGCCATTGGGTGTTGAGCAGATAATACAAGAACCACCTGTTGCAAACGTTGGTGCGGCCGATGTCCAGAATTCTTCCTGAATATTGTCGCGGACGTGCGCAAACTCATCGAGGAACAGCAACGACGCTGTTCCACCACGAGCTGTTCTGTCGCTGGTTGCTTCTGAAATGATACGTGATCCATTTTCAAACGAAAAACTGTGTTTGTTGTATCCATCATCAAGCACACCTGCTTTCAACCAGTGTGGAAGACGCTCATACATATAACGAATACGGAAGATCATCTCCAACGCATTTTTCTCACGGTTCGAAGCAATGATACACGTTTTGTCTTTGTTGAACATGGCATACCAAAGCATGTAAGCACCGGCTGTCCAGCTATTGTGCGTTGGAATCATCGAGCGACCAACCAAATACAAATGATCTGCGTTATCGACTGTAATACAACGAACCGGCACGGACGCTACTTTCTCAATTTTTGTAATCGTTCGGCGGCGAGTGCTTGTTGCACGTCGGTAATGGGGGGCATTTTTCTGATAATTCGACTTTCGTTGTAGTCGAAAAACCACACACTGTGATTTATACGGAGTATAATTAATTGTCCATCGTGTATGAGGCATCTTACCGTGAATGTGTCGTTCATGTATTACTGGTTTAAGTCCCAGCGTACAAATTAGTTCATGCACATCGTTGCAAAGGTGTTGATTCGTAAATGTGATTTCACAGACACCTGTTTTTTTATTGGCGTAGCCATCCGTATCCATTAATCCCTGTAAAAGTGCAAGTCGCTGCTCGTATGATCCTCGAAGATATTCGATTGGAATGTGCTTATTCTTGAATACTCCAATTTGTTTTAGGATTGGTTGTAAATCCCTAAAATAATATGTCTTTGTTCCCACGGACGTTGTTTCTCGCACATGACCAAGTTTATAATGTTGCTGTACTTGTTCAATAATCATGTGATCATTAATGTGGTTTGTTATTTCTGGTGCTGCTGCCGTTCCATCTCCGAGCCAAGCTCCGAGCACATATGGATCAATTTTAAGCTGTTGGTTAGGAAGCGTTAGTGGTTCCGTTGTCTGAATGGAAAAACGACCTTCTGTATAACCTCGCTTGTTAGAAATCAAATAGCCTACAGCAACAAGCTGTTGTGTTGAAAGCGTGCGAGTCTTTCCACGTGGCGTCGCATAATTATCTTGCACGTCCCACAAGTGCTCCGCATCACAAACGATTTTTTCTCCTGTCGAGAAATATATTTCATAACAATCTTTGTTGGAATGAGTCGGCGAGGTTGCGATAACCCTTGTTGGTTTCCCTTGTGCACTCAATACATAATCGCCAACTTCTAGATCCTTCATTTTTCTGTAGCCGGTTGGTGTCGGAATCTCCTCTTCAATCCACAGGGGTTTACCAACTTGTCTTGCCGCAAGGACGATCACCAATCGGTTCTCCTGAAACCCGTGAATCATTCGTTCTTGATATGGAAACAGCTTGAACTCTTGTTCGCCTTTTACGCCGTGCTGGAGTTTGCAATGGTTGGTGATAAAATACACAGGATCGTTGAGACATTTATCAAACTCAACGATCGCGTCTTCACTGTATTCTTCAACCTGGTGCGCAGGTTTGATGTAAATGTTTTTTCTAGTCATACCCCGTATTTACAGAGGAAATTACAGAGAAATCCTTACGACAACACGCATTGCACACTCGCTCGGTGCACCGTACGTATCAAAATAGATCTTACGGAAGTGAGGTAGTTTCGGGGCATCAAGTTGATTTTCCCCTGAAATATGATAGTAGGAGGTGCTTTGTGTTGTTCGATTGTAGATGGCGAGATATGTGATCCCTTTGTTCTCGAGGTCGTCAAGCAGACGAGCGCGAACAAACGTGAGGACGTGAGAGTCAGTAATCTTTTTCAGAATTGCTGGTACCCGTCCAAATTTCGGTACATCAGGCTTGTTGTCACACGGAAAGCCACCTCGCGGCTCGTTCTCAACAGCATCAGTGAACATCTTGTACTTGCCGCTTGTGACGCGGGCAGTGAGTTCATCAAGCGTTGGACTGTGTGAGCCTTTGTGCACATACGTGTCGAAAAAAGCAAAATACGGCTTGCTTGCCGTGAGTGCCTTGACTTCAACCTTCTGGAGAACGTTTTTAATTCGAGCGGAGATGTCAAACCATTTACTACCAACTCGAGCAACATGAATCTTTTTGATGTCTCGGCCAAAACGTAGTTTCAGTTCGTCTCTAACGCGTCTCTGAGCCTCGGCCCCCTTCGCAATTCGTTGTTCTTTGGTTGACTCATCAATTTGCTCGGCAATTTCGAGTAAAATCATCCTTCGCGTTTTTTACGAAGCATGTCAAGCAACTCATTACGCGAAACAACAAGGTTGTTTTGTGTTATTTTTCGTGGAGTTGTCGCTTCAACCGTGTGTAATGAATGTGTGTCCTTATGCTTCTTATGTTCACGCTTCTCTCGAACAGCACCAAGCGCGACTTGAAGCATTGTAGCAGTGACTTCTCCTAAACGAGCCTTGTACTTTCCTTCAACCAGGTCAATTTGATCTGCAACTGCTCCCACCTTTGCCATCGCAAAGGCGTAAATCTCCTCAAGCTTCCCCTCAATTTCTTCATCTTTTGCATCGTACTCAGGAGCAGGAATAGGAATGGACGGAACAATCTCCTCGAATTCAGCAACTGTCGTGCCTTCTTCGATACCGAGCACTTCTTCCATTGGATGGACGATTGGTTTTTCTTTTTTAATGATGTCCATTATTTTTTCTTGGCTTTTTTGCCACCTTTCTCAGTTTCGTACTGATCTTTCGTTAGGACTTTCTTGTCGGCATAGCGCCACGCATCCGGAGATTGTTCAACAGCTGTCCGAATCATTTCTGGTGTTTGCTTCTCAACATAGGTCAAGCCTTGTCCATCTTTTGACAAGGCATAGACAATCACTTGCTCGAGGTCAATATTTGGTGGGAGATGCTTCGCTGTATCGAATCCGCCAAGTTCATGTAGCAGACCCTTTGGTGCAATATCAGCAACACGCTTCAACAAGGCAGTTGTTACTTTGTTGCGTCCTTTTGCGTCTTTTCGGCCAAATCGATCCTTCAACATGAATGGACCTTCAGCAAGTGCTTTCACGATCACATCTTCGCTTGGATTAAGAATATGAGAGAACGCTCCAAGATCATTGTCTAGTGCTGCTGTGATTGCCTGAGTTGATTGGCGTTCTTCTGGAACACTCTTCAGAGCAAAACGAGTGCGGCCGGCCATCTTGGTGATTTGTGGATCCGTAACTTTATCCGGCATGTTTTCCATTGCATATGCAAAGGCCGCACATGCTTTTTCTGTATTTGTGTCTTCAAATGCCGCAGCCACCATTCCTTTGGTTGCTTTCTTGCCAATGGTTGTCAGTACAGAACCATCTTTACGAAGTACATCTTCTCGAACATCGTCCGTAACGAGGTCGGCCCGTTTTTCTTCCAACCAGCGGAATGCATCAACGACAGCTGCTGGGTCCTTACCAGCAACAGCAGCCTTGACTTCCTCTTGCTTCAATTCTTTTGGATTGATACTCTTGATCGAAGCGGGATCTGCTTTGATAGCAAGCAATTTGATTTCCGGCGTCACCAAATCGGGACGGAATTTATTGATGTATCCAAACACATCTTTCAAGTGGTACTTCTCGACGTTGTCCATAGCGGCACGAACGATCTTCGGTGTCAGAATCCCTGGACGTAGTTCCTTGATGCGATCGGCCCGTTTTGTGACGGCCGCCATCATTGCATCTTCTCCTGGGTTGCGGATCAGTCCAAGAACACCATGCTTCGTTGCAAGGTCTTTAAACACGTCTCCAATTTGTGGATAGCGCTCAATCAATGCCCCGAGTTCAGCAGGACGGTCCTGTGAATTCATGAATTGTTGGTGCTCAAAGTGGAATTGGTACTTACCATCAGGCGTGTGTACGATGTACAACTTCCCAGCACGACTGTATGAATGAAACTGTCCGGCTTGGTCCCAAGCTGTACACCAGTTGGCGGCTGGAGCATGGGGCGACGGTGAATGACCAGCAAGATAGCGTGATGCTTTGTGCGTTTCTGGTGTAAAGATTCGCACTTGGTCGTCTGCATAGACAAGACGAAACTCTCCCTTGTCCATCATTGCTTTTTCTTCACTGGTTGGCGTCCACGTGCCAAGTTTCTTTTGTGGCCCCGACTTTGTCAAAAGATCATATAGCTGACGTGGCGTTAACTTTGCGACGTCCGTTCCTTTCAGGGCATCGCTTGCCATCAAATCTGTGAGGTCATCTTTGACTTTTTTGAGGTTGCCAATACTGATATTCCCACTTGTGTATTGGTCCATCATCCACATAATGAACTGTTTATCCGGTGTGGGGTCAGCCCGCAGCAATTCTTTCATGACTTCCTGTGCTGATCCAAATCCCTTCACGCTTGGTGCCATACGAGCACCACCTTGTACTTCCTGTTGATAGCGCGCAAGAATAGCTGGTAGCTTTTGTGCTAACGGAGCGATCTCCTTATCAAGGCGGTTGAAGTCATACTGGAGTAGACTTTTGTCCTTGACATATGGACGAACGGCGTGAAAGTTCTGTATCTCGTGCTTTACGCGCAAGATATCTTCAAGTGAGAAATCATTCTTGATATAACGATTTGCAAGCCATTGCAAATTTTCGTGTTGAGCGCTTGGATCGGCCTTTGCCAACCACTTTAGAATGTCTTCTGTATTTCCTAGGTTCTTTGGCTTCCCTGGACCCGTATCCTGTTTATAGGCCTGCTGAATTGCCTCGCCTTGCTTCGATGCGATGTATTCAACACGGTTTTCACCAAGAAATTGAAGCGCTTCACGAAGAGAAAACATAGTGCCCTCATTTGAAAATCGATAATTCCGTAACTACACGAAAGGTCATGCCATTTTGCTTGGCATAAGCTTGCGCACTCTTCCACTTTGCAATATTTATCGCAAACTCAACGCTTTCTACCACTTTTTGCTTAGAGCTTGCTCGAGGCATCTTCGTCTGCTTATGAGGCTTGACCTCAATCAACTCTTGTACTATTTTACCTTGTTTGTTACGAAATTCAACCCAGTAGTCTGGATAGTAGCGATGAATCTTCCCATCCGTTGGTTTAACGTAAGGAACAACAATTTCTTCGCTAGACCAACGTAAAACATGGGCGTTATTGTCAAAAAATTGATGTAAATGGAGCTCCCATGAGGAACGATACACGATCTTAGATGAATCCCCAACATACTTAGTTGGATTCTTTAGTGTGTATAGGCCTTGTTTGAAATGTCCAAAAGAGACTTTTCGTAGAACCATATTACACAACCGCGCCTAATGGACTTGGAACAGTACTGTTCGTTACTGCTCCACCAGCTCCAACAGGTCCGGTTGGTGGTATCGAGGTATTTTGTACGCCTGGAGCATTACATGCTCCAGGTGCTCGCGGTGCTTGCTCTTTAGTTATACCAATGTTTTGTGGACCACTCGAAGCTCCATCCTTAACATTCTTCAAGACATAGAATGCAGCACGCTGCTGGCTTTCGATGCTGTATTCTTTATTATCGATTGGAATGTCCGTATCAACGTACACGCTGTCATAGTTAAATGTGATTTGTAGATCGTTAACTTCATTTCCTGCAGCCATATCAACATCATCAAGATTCAGTTGCGTGATACGCGGATTAAAGAACTTGAACACATTCATCTTCTGTCCCCAGTCGAAGAAGTGGAACAAACGAATCTCTCGAATCACTTGCTTATTATCATCTACGAGAGGACCACGTGTTCCTGTGTAGAAGTTTCCTGGAATACCAATCGGATCAATTTGTGCCAGCTCTGGATTGAGAATTGTATTCGTGGACTCGGTGCCAAAATTCATACCGTCATTTTCCGCATCAGAAAACATTGCTGAATCACGAAGGTTAGCAATAGGTGCGGTTGCCTTTAAATATGCTGCGTAGAAACGAGTTGCGAAGTTCAAACCATCATCGTGGAATGACATCGTCATATCATCAAACCGTGTTTTTGTAATTACTTTTGACCGGAAGTTGTAGTAGTTGACGTCTTCCATTTCAACATTAACGTGCGGACGAGATGATTTCTTGACCATGAACGTAAAATCCAATCCATCCAGACCAGAATAACCGGAGCTGTAGATGAACTGAACCAAGAACAAAAATTTATACTTTGGAGCACGAAACACAAAGTCAACAGCATATGGAGATGCTTCACAAATGTCTTTAAACTTCGACTGAACAGACTTTGGCGGTGTGTAAATGTTTCGAACAAGACGCTCAAGGTTTTGAAAGTCTTGCAACACGCTCGGAATGCTGTTGAAATTAAAGTTTCCCTGCTTAACTCGCTGATAAATTTGTTGTGCTTGACCGTACGCCTGATTTGCAATACCTGGGTTGAAGTATCGCGCTTGATCAACGGCTGTTTTACTAAAACCAACGTTTTCAAGAACCCAATTTGCCCCCGTGTCAAGTGCCGTTCCCACAGCGCCGCCAATTACGGTTGGAAGAGCACCACAACCAGTACGGACGCTATTCGAAATACTTGCAAGAGTTCGAAGTCCCTGACCAACACGCGAACCAGTCGATCCAAACAGCGTTTTGTTGTTTAGAATCTCTAGATCACCAACCTTTCCCAAAGCATTGAATGCTTTTTGTCGTTGGCTTTGCGAATCGGCAATAATTGCCCCTGCTTTGCCCAGATAAGAAGGGGGACAAGGCTTGAATAATTGCGTGTTTGCACGAGGATCGTTTGCCACCAAAGTTTCCTTTTGTTGTATTTATGCGCTATTACCCGCTCTAAATAACGTGATGCAAATCATCTCTCGCCACGAAGCGAAACAACAAGGACTTAGGTTCTTCTATACAGGCAAGTCCTGTAAACACGGACACATACCTGCACCGATCGCCGTTTCCGATGGTATTTGTCACGAATGTCGTGTGGCACAACGTCAGCGTTGGCGGAAAGATCCGACAAATCGGTCGAAAGCAATGGCCTACTACGCTGATTGGACCGAAGCGAATCCTGAACGCACGAAAGAGTGGAAGAAGGAAAATCGTTTGAAAGTGCGTTTGAGTGTTCGAAAGTATTGCGCACGTCGCCGTGAAGCTCAGCCTGTTTGGGCCGATGTTTCAGCAATCGAAGCCACTTACAAAGAAGCGTATCGATTAACAGAAGAAACGGGACAACCTTATGAGGTTGATCATATCATTCCTCTGCGAGGGAAGAACGTCTGCGGTTTGCATATTGCGGAGAATCTACAAATCTTACCCAAGGTAGAAAATGCTACTAAGAGTAATCGATTCTAGTACCGTTTGGATCAATCTTCGGAACACCCCTCTACAAAAGGAAAAGGCCGGAAAAACCGGCCTTTTCGCAGGGACAAGACTGCTATTAACGGCCTGCACCACCTGTTGCAACACCAGGACCTTGTGCATATCCACCAAGAAGCTGACGTGCATGGTCGAACGCGACGGATAGTTCGATCTGAATTGGATCACCAGTCGAATAATCGTTTTCATCAAAGTTTGCATTCTCAATCCAGCAACCTTCAACGGTCCATTTCTCAATAACTTGCTCGTTACCATCAAGCTGATCGATGTACGTAACGAATTTGTACAGGCTACCTTCACCAGCTGCTGCAAGCCACTGACCTTCCGCACCAATCAACCACTGTTGTTTCTGTAGTTGAGCCTGGATAACGGCTGCTGCTGTGCCCGTTACATCGCTCTGAACAATCAGTGTCATTGGATCCCATGAATGCTTACCAGCGATGTAAGCAATTGAGTTATAGCGGTGTAGTTCGATTTTTGCAAAAGTTAGCTTTGGTCGTGTAACGCGAATACACTGCATCGACACAGGGACGCTAGGAGTACCGCCACCCATGTTAGCGAATGTGACTCGCCAACGGTTTTTATGCATAGGGTGGAGAATACCGCTGCCAACTTCTGGAATTCCGATGTCATTAATTGTTGCCACGTTTTTCTCCTATTAAATCTCTGCACCTGTTGCAACGATGCGGATTGGGATGTAAATAAATTCAGCTGCACGTACTGGCTTCAGCGCCACGTCAATATACATCTCGTTTCGATCGATACGATCAGGAGTGTTGTTGCTTTCATCACAAACCGTTGCGAAGTCATACAAACCACGTTTAACAATCAAGTCGCCCAAGAATGCGTCAACAACCGCCTTCAAGTTATCTCGCGTCAGCTGATCGTTCGGTTCAAACACAAAGCTCATTGTGTTCTTGCGCAGCTGACGCTTGACGTACATAACCAAACGTACAACGTTGATACGGTCGAGAGCACTTGCATCCGGTGCCGATGTTTTCTGGCCCCAGACAAGAATGCCGCGGCCCGGGAAGAATGTAATCGGATTGATGTTCGTGAAATATTTGTACAAGTTATCACGCTGGCCCTGGTTGAGGGCAATTGGAGTGAATGTTGTAGCTGTTCCTAGAGTACCCGTTACGTAGCCAACATCTGTAACGCCCGAAACTAGACCACGTCGTGTACCTGCTGGTGCAAACCAAAATTCCGAGACTTCATCACTGTATGTAATCGTACGTAGTGCTGTACCTGATGCAGCAATGAACACGTTCTTACCGTCAAGATTTGACGCCAGTCCGTGTGGATAGTAATATGCAACATCACGAGAGGTTGTACGTGCCGTTGTTGCTGCCCATGCCACAACATCATCTGCATTCAAGTTGAATGGTGTATCTGCTACAACCATTGCTTCTTCCTGAATATCGATACACAAGTTAAACATTTCGTCACTTGTTTCTGGATATCCTGGGCAAAGAATCAAGTTGTATTCGTATGTTTCACCACGAATGTCAGTGTTGCTGTTGATCGAAGCTTGCAGTGCCGTAACAATAGCTGTACGACGTGCTGCATCGTTTGCACCGAGACTTGTTTTGTTCAAGAATTCAATTGTGTACTTGAAGTCATCTTCAGCACCAAGAAGTGTATTCGAGGCTTCTGTTGGTGTCCATTCAGTTTCACGACCTGGTGTTGAGCCAAGCATACCCGCAACCCAAGCTGCTGCAATGCCTGCCATGCCAAGATATCCTGGTGGAACTGGTGGCTGATCGTAACCGTTCGGGAACACAGCTAGAGGAGCTGCCGTTTGGTCATCAAAGAAGTCGTCATGCAGCAGTGGAACACCACGACTGAATGAGAACATTTGCCAAATTGGCGCCGTTGCGCTTTCGGCCAGTGACAACATTTCTGCGGATGTGACGGTGTATTTGTACAATGTATTACCACGTACCTGTGGGCCAAGACCACCAAATCCTGGTGGGCCAACAATTGCCGTCCAAACGTTTGCACCAAAGCCCGTAAACGTTACATCGATTTCGATTGTTGATGACAAACCAGTTGTTACGCTTGTGATACGAATGTTATCACCCGGACCAGCTGGGAGTGCTACGTTGCCAGCATACAAAGCTGCTGTTGCTGTGCCTGCCAAAATCACATTGATACGAGCAATTAAACCGGCAAATGTTGTTGCCTGGACGTCTGTAATAGAGCCTGTGATAGCAACACCATCAACAACTACACGCAAGCTATATGTACCAACAGGAAGGTTTGTTAGTGTTGCTGGGATTGTCAACGCAGCAAAGTTTGCACGCTGAAAACCTGCCGTTGCACCAGAAGCTGGTGTATAACCATTGCTTGTGTTGTATTCGTTGATGTATTGTGCTGTAATGTTCTCAAGAACGAATGCAGCCTCTTGCATCTTTTGATCCCACAGAGCACGAAGATCGTCGAGGTTGTCGTTCAAGTTGACATTTGCGCGAATGACATATGCAAGATCACCGATGCCAAGGTATTGATTCAGGGCAAAGAGACCATATTCATTACGTGCATCGCCATTTAGCGGACGGCCTTGATCGTCTTCAAGGAAGCGTGGAATACCATATAGTTCGGTACTTTGTTTCAAGGATGTAATTGTTCGAATTACATTGCTCTCAAATGTACCTGCCGCATCTGTTACGCCATCAGCTTGCTTCTTTTCGTCAGCCGTTGCAAGGAAAAGCATTGCAACAGTACGAGCAGCAGCAGGAATGAAAAAGCTTTCATCCGTGACTGTAACTTGGACACCAGGGGAGACCAAATTTGCCATAGTAGACTCCTAAAAAGGCTATTGTTCTGATCTTATTTAGGAAAAGTGCCCCTGAACAGCATGAAAAACATCATTGAACGGTCAGATCGCCCACATCCATAATTAGCTGGTAATTGTTCGGCATTCTGCATAGACCATTAGGGGTAGCGAATGCAGGGATTGTTTCCTGAACCACAATTTCTGTATTCAAACCTACCAATGCCACGGAAACAACAGTAAACGGCGTAGTATCAACCAAACCAGTGTTTTGGGAGATTTGAATCGTGTTTCCCGCCTCTAGATTCGTCGTAAAATTACCAAGAACCGTCCACGTATTTGCAGCTGTGTTTACCCCTTGAACAGGTGTTGTTATTCCTTGGGCATCCAGTTCTGCAATGATGTCGAAACTGTTTTGAGTAGCTGTATTGACAACCCCAATTCGCATGAAAATCTTTTCGATGAAATCACGACGAACATCGGCTGGAGATTGCAAATAGATTGGCATCTTAAACGTCAGTGTGCTTTGAATGATTCGCCGATCTTGATTCGACGGAAAGTTCGTATTCATTGCTATATTCGTCAATTCAACATGCGTGATTTTTCCCATGTCAAACAGTGAATCACTCGTTTGAATTTGCAACATTGGATCGAAGATCATAAGGATCTGCTCGAGCATTTGAAAGTGTTGATCTGTATTGCTTGCGTACAACTCAAGATCCAATCCAAGCGCGAACGGAAATGCACGACGTTGATGAACGACTTTCACATCATCAGGAATTAATCCACCTGTTGGAGCATATGTCGTACGACGTTGCATGCCAATTCCTGCTTGATATTCCTTTAGGAAGTCAAGATCCTTCATGTATGCACTCATTATTGGGAGACGCAACAGCTTGTTCTGTGTGTTTTCGGCCTTGAGCGCTGCCATGACTCGATCTTTGTGGCCATAATGAATCGGAACTGTAATTAAACGATTGTCTTCAACAACAGGCTCCGTCGTTGTCGTGCCATCGCAGTTTTCGACATCAGTGGTCCCAGTCTGTCGCTTTCCAACGCTAACCTGAAGGCCAGTAAAGATCGCCATAAACTGCAGAATATAACTACGCAACTGACGATCGTAGTAATATGCCAGTGTTGGTCGTCCAGTTTGTTGTGTCCTTTTGTAATAATTTGGCATTAGAGTCCCTTTTGCAGAGCGAGCCTTTCCTTTGTGTCCAGGATCCACTTCTGTATATAGATGATGTCCTCGAGCGTAGTATCCACGTCGTAAATTTGGAGTTTGATTAACTCCAAGTCACTACGAAGATCGAAGGCCTGTTTTCCATCGCTGTCTATTTCATCAGAAAAACGATCATGATAATACTCACGTTTCTTACTAAGGAGGTCGTGTTTTTCTTCTAGGTCCTTTTGAATTTGATCAATCTCTTTTACGGCTCGGGGGCCAAACTTTTGAATCAAGCTCTCCACTCGATGCCGAATATACATAGGGAGGATTACATCTTTTATGTGCATCATCGAATCTCCCGAGCAGATTTCTTACCGGGAGCAACGAGATATTCATCAAGGATTGCCTTCTCGGAGTTGTATTGAGCGCGACGATCTGTTTCCATGTAAACCCAGTATCCCTTGGCGTCCTCCCACCGATACAAACGCGCCGGAACATCTTTTGCTAGACCCGTATAAATCAAGCGGAAATATTCCTTATCAACACCCGTTCCAGGTAGAACTACTCCCTCCGTATACGGAGCATTGTTTTCCGGAATAGCATCTTCAACATACAAGCCTGTTGGATGCAATCCAATCTTATTCAATTGTGGGAAGCCATCTTGTGCTGCTGTTTCCAGCTCGTCGGGCTCAAAGCGGCGAACAGTATTTGACCCTTCGCTTCCACGTTCTGCAACCTCAGTCAGAGCTTCATTGTGAATTGTTTGTGAAATGTCGCTGTAGTCTTGATCGATTGGATGATTGCCGTCATCATTGTCAAACAATCCAGACGAATCAACATTCGCAGCAAGATCACCAAACAAGTCTTGTGTTTCTTGTGTGTGCATTGCTGGCTGAGTTGTCACGAGAAGCATTGTTGGTTGCCAACCAGGCGTATAAGAGTTCGGATCCCATGTGACGTCAGTTACTTCAAGAAAACGCTTGATTGGTTTTAATTCAGGTGTATACTGTGTTTCGCTTGGGAGCTCAATATGGTCTCCAATGATGATTGGACGACCAAGTAAACCAACACAAGCATTGAAATTCATCTTAATTTGATACGTTGACGCAGGAATCTCAATACCAAATTTCGCTAAGTCTGTCGCCACGTTTACTAGATCGTAATAACCTTTCAGTGTAACTGCCTGTGTTGCATAGCGGCGATCGCGAATTTCAAACAACACCTTGTCTTGATTGTTATCCTCTCGTGTCAATTGATAATCAATCAATTCGAGTGCCTTGACAGTCCACCAGTCACCAGGAACGCCTCCAGTTGTATCACACGTCGCTCCGTTGAAAGCTAGTGGTCGGAGTCTCCAGTATCGGCTTGGAACAGAATGCTTGAAATGAATCGTATTCAATTTATCATTGTCGGGTAGATTGATGATGGCGACCCCATACCACGTTGTGCCTGTATCACTTCGTTCCACACGAACCTTCGTTACACGATTGGCCGCATTACTCCCTTGCTTGATTCGAATAGTTGTGATGTGCTGACGAATACTCGTGTCAATACCGTAACGAGCTCGACCCGTTGAGATCTTAATGATACCAAAGTCGTAGCCTAGATATCCTGTTTGCGTTACAGCAATACCATTCTGAGCTGATCGCCACTCGGCAGCAAACGTTGTAAAGGCATTTTCTGCTGGAAATCCTGAATAGTCTCCACCCGAAATCGCATTCCCATCACCCGTCAAGTCAACAAGCTTCGTTTGTTCCTGGACGCCAAGGAGCTTAAACACTCGAACTTGAGCTCCAGCAATATTCAGCGCCTCTTGTGTGAGACTATCGATATAGCACTGTGTTCGTGGTTGGTTCGTTAAGTCCCACGGACGACAAGTCGACCAATCACTTGGTGCTGGACAAAAGATGGATGAATCGCTGGGTGGCGTAGGTGTCGGTACTGGAGGTGGAGTCTCCGCACTTGGCGTACCTACTTTTGGAACACATGATTCAGTCATTTACAGACCCCTAAAACGCAAATACCCTGGTTTTGCCAGGGTATTTATCGCTGCTTGGAGAAGCAAATTACTAATTACAGACCACGTGCAAGTGTTTGTGGTGGGTTGTTTGTGCCTGCGCTCGTGTCATTAGCTACAACACGACTTGCATCACCAGCAACAAAATAACGCCATGCAGCACCATCCCAGTACAACATACCAACAACGCACTCGCCACGAGACTGTGGACGCAGTTCTTTTTCGAACGACGAACCACCATCACTTGTGAACAACGGACCATAACCTGTTGGACCAAAAATGAACTGACCCATGCCAAGACGGCCGCCTACTGGCGAACGTGCTAGAACTTCTAGCCAGTTAGCGTAGGAAACACCATTGAACATTTCAGGGAACGACAAGCCTACAACTGCTGCGTTTACGCCAGGTGTTGCAAACCCGTCAACATTCCATGTTGACACGTCTGTGTCGCCACGTGGATCAACAACATCAAGAGCGGCTGCAATTGCACGGAACAGGTCTGGGTTTACACCAGCTGTTGGAATTGTAACTTCGACTTGTGTGTTGAAACCTGTGTTAACTTCACTGATCAAGAACTTGTTACCAATCGCGATTACGAGCTCGTCACCATCTGTTGTAGCTGCTTGCAGAGCTGTTTCGAGGCTTGCTGCAATAACTGTCATACTGTCAGCAGCTGTTACAGCAACTGTGACTGTGACCGTTTCGCGAACTGGACCAGTACTGTCTGATACAGTAATTGTTGCATCATAGTTACCTGCTGGAACTGCTGGAACTGTTGCAGGTAGAACTGCTAATGCATTAACACGATTGAAGTTCACAACACCGTAACCTGCCTGCGCTGCATCAAGTACTCCACCGAATGCTACCAGAGCGGCAACGATACCGTTCGATGCACCGTCTGTGAGGACCAACGACGAATCAGCACCAGCAAGCATATCACCTGTTGCTGTTGGTGTGAATGGAGTGTTTGAATTCAACACTTGGAAGTACAAACGAGGTGGTTGTGTTGCGTTAAGACCTTCGCGGAATGCACAGTAAACTGGAAGACCTGCTGCTGCGATACCTGCATTGATGGCTGCAACCAACTGATCAAACGGTGCACCAGTTGTTTGTGGAATGCCCAAATTGATAAACACTGTAACGTTGCCAGCGCCATTTACATTCAAACGAAGCTCATATGTTGTTGTGCGGCTCAATCCTGTCTCCGTAAACATGCTTGGAGCGCCTGTTGGGACTGCGATAGAAGCTGCTGCGTTGACCCAGTCTTGATGTGATGTTGCAACACTGTCAAGGAAACGGTCAACAACTCCTGCAACATCACGCTGTAGGTTTGTCCAATCACGAAGTTTATTCCAGAGCAAATACTTTGTATTACCACGTACACTCTCACCTACACGATTTACTGAACCAGCAATAGCGAACCAACCGCGTGTGCTGTCGTAGTTCGTTACGCCGTAGTGCGCAATATCAGGTGTTGCTGTGCTTGTATCACCACGAAGGCCTGCAAACAGGAAGTTTGCGCCTGTGTCGCTCACGAATACAGAGCTTACTGCACCGGTTGTTGTGCTTGTGATAACGATTTCGTCACCTTCAAGTACTACTGCTGCAGATAGGTCTGTGTTAAGTTCTGTTACAAGAGTAGCAATCGTTTGAGCTGCGGAACCAACGATAGAAACGGCTTCGGTTAAACCATCAACAATAACTGTTGCAGTGTATACGGTTGCGTCGTTTGCTAGACCAGTTGGGGAAGAGTCGCCACCTGGAAAGTTCGGACCAAGTTTGATGCGGCAAGAGCCAGCTGTCGCCAGAAGAGGAAGACCAAGTTCTTCCCATCGGTTCCAGGTAGCGTCCACCTCAACAAATGGTGATGGAACATTAGGAACTGTTACTGTCATTTTTTATTCTCCTAAAAAGAAATGAACTGCGAAGTTATTTATAGGGGTTATCAGTTTTTCGGCAGTATTTGCTCCAGAGCGATTTTCACCGCCGGGAGATTGTGCAAACGCTTTGTTTTTCCACGAGAAAATCCCAACGGATCTAGAGAGTAATCTTTCAATTCCGTTTCAATTTTCTGCTCAAGTAGGAGAGCCTCTTTCAAAGACATATAACGTAAGTACCAAACAGTGTTATTTGTCTTGCGTTGTTTAATGCTTTTTGTCGTGACACCGACCTCAAGATGCTCACCAACGTCTGCAACGTACAGCAAGGCTGGCGCATATGCTCTTTCTGGCCGCTCAATCATCCACTCCATAGAAAAACGCTCATGCTTACCTTTGCGTTGGTTTGCACACTGTGGACAATGTTGCTTCTGGTTAACGTGGTTCTGTGGTCGCTGAAAGAACGGACCATGAACATGGCAGACTATTACGATTTTCTTTGTGCTTCTTTCGTAAACTACTTTTGTATAATCGTATCGGTCGCCATGAACTTCTTTTGCACGTTGTATGAATGTTTGCGTATTAAGTTTCATGCTTAGCCAAGAATCATGGTGCTTCCACTACCGTATTCTTCCGGATTGTCGTGAATATAATCTTCAAGGTCTTTCAGGCAGAGGGCAATTTCTTCAACGCCTGCGGACCGAAGATCACTAGCATTCAACGATACCCCTCCCGATGCACCTGGTAGTGTACTAAACTTACCGCGAATTTCTGCAAGCGCAATACGTGATTGTGCTAGGGCATAACGACGAATCCAAGGTTTGGTCCAACGATCGCTCAACAAGTCTTGTTCTGTACGTTCGACGGACGCCTCAATCAATACCATTCGCTCCGCAAACGGGAAACGATGATGCAAGAACAACTCTCGCGTTTGCTCATTCCACGTAAACGTAATACGGGCCGCAAACAAGATTTCCATTAACTCAACATATTCAGCAATCAAGTGGTAGCTCAATAGATCAAACGTGCCCATGTTGTACAAATGTTGCAAAACGATCTGACCATATACGCCAGCGCCGTGTGCTGAACTCAAGAATGCTGACGTCATACGGTATACACCCATCACTTGAACAATTTTATTGTAGCCTGTTGCTTTATTGGACAGGGTGTAGCGTTGTGTCTCCGGCTGAATTTGCATAAAGAAGTAGCCACGCCGATACGCAATACCGGTTCGAGCACGAAGTTCGTCAAGCGCCTTTTGAATAAAGTAATCGAGCTGTTCTTGCATTAGCTCAACATCAATTGTTGGATATCCCAGCTGGAAACGAATCTCACTCATCAATTCCCGACGTTCATCCGCCGAACCATCCGTACCAACTCCCAATTGCTTGTACATTGGTTCCCCGGAAATCTCATCTCCCCCTGGCTGCGGATTTCCAAAGCTTGTTTGTACATCTAGAGACATCCATAGTGTGCCAGGACCATTAGGTCCAGGTACCCACACAGGATAACCAAACTCCAATGAATTTGTTAACACACGACCATCGACAGAAATAAAGGACGAGCTGCCCATGTTTGTGTCTGTGAACAATAAGTTGCCATTGCAATCGAGCTCAACCATTGCAATTCCAGGGCTCACGACCCACTGTGTGCCGTCCCATGTCATCACTTGATTATCACCTTGGTTGAACCAGCAATCACCTTTCAGTGGTGTTGGTGGAACTGTGACATACATTAGGTTCACCCACGTTGCACCGTTCCAAAGGTTCAGTGTGTTGTTCATTGTGTTGAACCAATATGTGCCAGCTGCGATCAACGATGGATCAATTTCAGAAATCGTTGGGATGAACGGAACCCACATTGCACCATCCCAGTAGTACCAGTTCGTTCCATCGAACCATACTGTTCCGGTTGGCATTAATGTTGATGGATCCACAGGCAAGAAAATATATTCCGTCTGCACCCAGCAACCATTTATCCACACATAGATCACAAGTGTAATTGGATTCAACCAATAAGAGCCTTCTGTGATCGTTGGAGGAATGGTTGGATCGGTTTCTTGCTGGAAGAAATCGTTCACAAGCACCCATGTGTTCGATACGTTGTTCCAAACAAACAACTCGTCTGTGATTGTATTCCACCACAAGTCGCACGATACTCGGTTGCGTGGGTCGGAACCGAACGTAATTACGTCTGGTAGAAGGACCCACATTACGCCGTCCCACTGTTGCAGGACTTCTGTGATAGGATTATACCAATACGTACCAGGGCCAGGAAGTGTAGGTGTTGTTTCTTGAATACGAACGTTTACCTGCGCAACCCATGTAATACCATTCCACTGATACAACGTCATCGTTGTTGTGTTGAACCAGTAGAAACCAACCGGGAAAGCACTTGGATCGACCGTTGACTTGATAACGTTGGTCAAGAGCCAGATATCAAGATTGTCGTCCCACTTATACATCTGCTTCGTTGAGGCTTTGTACCAGTACGAACCACACGGTGCCGGATATTGCAGCGAAGGATCCAGAGTGTTTACATACGTAATAACATCACACCACGCTAGACCATTCCACTTATGGATTGAGGTACCGTCATACCAGATTGTTTTATCGCAAATTGGTTGTGTTGGATCGGTCGAAAACTTAATGACAGTTTGAACGATCCAGGCAACACCATCCCAACGATATAGTATGTCGATCGATGATTTGTACCAATATGTTCCGACGGCAATTAGGTTAGGAGCTGTTGGTTGAACATAGACAGGAAGTTCGTTTAGTGTGTAGCCATCCCACTGATACAGTTTCTGAGCAACAGCATTCCAGTAATACACCCCAGCATTCGGTGGTAGTGGGCTTGCAGGGCATCCTGTGAGCAAACCAAATTGTTCATTGATAGCATTAACAAGATCAGCATACGTTAGAGCATCTTCGCCCTGAATCTTGACTTCAAACGTCGTCGGTTTCGAAATACACGCGGACGGCGGAAGTGGAATATGTGGTTGTGAAGCTAGAGAACCCAGACCTAGCGACGCAGAGAATGTATATTCGACATTGTTGACCAAACCTGTGTAGTCAGTTGGCAAGACGCCCTGTGTTCCATCATTTTTAACGAGCAAAACGGCTTGTGTTGAAGATGTTGCATCTGTCTTTGGGCCTTTAAAGTCCAAAGAAAAGCCGTGAACACCTTCTTGAAAGTAGCGAAACTCACAGTCAACAGGAAAGCCCGAAACATATAGTGGTGTGTTCGGTGTAAGGCCCGTAATGTCAAAGAATGTCGTTGTGCGATCTTGGTAGAACGCACCTACAACAAGGGCTGTACCAAGCTTGTCGCCTGCAAAAAGATTTCGATCAATTGTTGGATCGGATGTATAGACTTCTCCATTGATGGGCAGCTTCGAAATATCAGGTGCTGTGTTATCTGCTGTGACAACAATGCCACAGTATGCCTGTGTTTCTGCCGTACAGCCAGCAGCAGGTGTCGGAATATTCCAACTGATTCGTGCCGTTGAATTACTTGTTCGTTCGACTTTGAGCGTAATGTTCAACGACTCATATCGAAGCATGTTTGGGGCATCACTACGGTGATCAAACGTGCTCATGTGTTATCCTTTGCGAAACGAGCCTGGTGCAGGTGGATGTTGTGCCCACCAACTAAAGTAGCTAGCTCCTGCCAAGTCTCGTGAAACTGCGACAAGGCTTCTCTGAATTGTTCCCCAGCGGGGGTGCTTGGATAATAAGAATTGAGATGCCAATAATCGTCGTCTTCTGGCCTTACTCTTACTCCCGAAAGTTGATCTGCTTGAACAGACCAATCAACTTTTCCACCTTCGAGAGGAATTGATAGTGCGGGAACGTCAAGGCGATGAGCAGTCTTTGCCCGCTCACCGATTTCCATTCGGCTTTCCATCGCCAAATCCATTACGCGGCCGAGAAGAAAGCGTAGCTTTTTCTCTACCCGATCCTTGTGGGCGATCGCATCATTATGGTTGAGAGTAATTTCATTAAGTAGCATGAATACAGGCCTAAACCCGTATTTATGCTACCTTATTCTCGGTTCATTCGAAGTTCAGTTCAGCAATTTCCTCGAGAACCCGACGTTGTTTTTTCACACGCACGGTGCGTTTTTGGACCCGTCGTTCTTCCTTTTGATGAATTTCGTGGCTGATCATTGCCCGAGCAATGATCGCATCATCGTAAGTGCCCTGGTGTTCGTGATTCTTCACCATGTATTCGATATCACCAAGCACGTAATCAATTTGTTGAAGGGCTTGTGCATGCGTTCCCTTTGCAAACAGATCGATCACCGGGGCAAGGACCAGATGGTACATCGGTTGGTTCTTCTTGCGGAGCAGCGCTGCTTGCCGCGGATCTTCGTGACCGAGCAGCCATTCTTCCATTTCTTCACGAACATCTTCACAGAAGTCGAACGGTGTATCCCGGTATTTCTTTTTCCCAAACATTTCGACAGTTTCGTGGAATTTTGTTCGAATCACTTCGAGAGCTTCCAGAAGGTCAAACTCATCCAGAATGTACTTTTCCTCTTTGGGATCAAGACGGAGAGGAATCAGACGAACGAATTTACGCAGACCTTCGTTCACAGCAGTGTAATCTTTGGCAATTTGCATTTGAGCCTCCATTTGTTTCGATGGTGGCCATGCTAAACACCCTTACGTAAAAGTCAACTACATAGGTCTACGTGGGCCGCCCGCTACACCGGGAGCCGGCGCCCGTGTCGGTTG